ATGCGGAGGCCGCTTGCCCAGGAGCGGGACAGAAATTGGCGGATCATTCCAGCCCGGCCATCACGCAGAAGAGCTATCTCGATCCCCGGATCGTGCCACAAGGGCCGTCCGCACCGGATCTGCTGCCGAAACTGGATTTGACGCCGCCGTCGTAAAGCCTCCTCCGCGTTGGTCTATGACCTGGGCGGCATAACCAGAATGACGGCGGCGAGGCGGCCGGGAAAGGAATAAGCCGACCGCCTCGCGACGCGCCGTCAGTCGATCTTTGCATCGCTGTCAACGAAGATGCTCTGCCCGCGCCTCGCCCTGGCTTCCATCTCGGCGACCTTCGCCTTGGTGCCGGGGAGCGCGGCCGTCTTAGGGGCTGCGTCCATTGCCGCCTGAACCTCGGCGACGATAGCGTCAGCCTCGTCTCGAATCAGCATGGAGGCGTCGTGGATGAGCGTCTGATCGCAGCGGGCGGCGCGGGCCGCGTAGGTCTCGCCCTCTAGGGACTGCCCGCCTGCCGTCTCAGGATGAGCGAAGAGTCGGACGGTATATCTCGCGTGTGCGTGGATGCGCGTCAGCCGGGTCAGCCAGTCGCGGACCTTCACCGGGACCGATCTTCGGATCGTCTCCTTTTCGGCGGGCGGTTTTTTTCTTGGCTTTGCGTTTGGGCATGGGGCGGCCCTTGGTGTTTCCTGCCCGAAAAATGTCCGCTGAACGTCAGACATGATGGCGGGCGATTTTCGCTTAGGCGTCAAGCGGCGCGGGGATTGTGACGCACGATGGCGATAACGGCCCGGATCCCGATGCGGGCCTCGGGGCAACTAAACCAGAGGTTCGCAAACTCAACGACGCAGGCTCGGAGCACCAAGTCGAGGGCCGCCTTGTGGCTTGGCTTGCAGCCCCACCGGGCCTCAATGTTCTCCCGCACCTTCGCGGTCGTGACGGCGATCGCGTCGAGCACGTCGTCGGCGGCTCGCGCACAGGAGAGTTTGCCAGCGATCTCGGCCATCGTCCGCTCCGGCCAGCAGCGGCAGATTTCGGTGACGATCACGTCGCAGGTGTGCTCAAGCTCGGCGGCGCGTGGGCCGATCTGCTCGCGCACGGCGTCGCAAAGTTCCCGCAGCGTCAGCGTATCGAGAGCGTCGCCCACCGCACCTCCAGCATCAAGGCTTGGCCGGTGAGCCAGACGCGGGCGACGCTCCCGGCACGCGGCACTTTCCGTCTGGGCAGCCGGCGGCACCGCAATGGCATTTCGTGCGATGCCCGTCACCGTGCGTAATCCAGCCGGTGCCGTTGCAGTCCTCGCACTTCGCGGGCTTCGGCTTCGGGCCTGGGGCGGGCGGCGTCGGGCTCGGTGCCTCCACGACCATGCTGGCCCGCGCCGTGCTGACGGCGGCAGCCGCGCGAGCCGCCTCGCGGTCGAAGACCGCAGGGTCAGACGAGAGCCAAGTGAGAATCCAGAGAATCCAATTCCAGAGCGTCATTACCAACCCTTTCCGTGGTCCACGACTGTATAGCCGTCGTCTCCAATCGCAGGGGCTTTGACGAGATGCCGAGCCTCGGGCTCTGGCGGGGCGGGCTCGACGAACACGGCGACCCAGAGCAGCGTCTTCGCGGTCTTTACGATCCACCGGAGGACAGGGCGGTCTGCCAGCGGCGCGACGTTCTTATCGGGCGGGCTCGCCAGCCAGTAGCCGATGGCGACGCAGGCGGCGAGGGTCAGGAGGGTATTGCGGTCGAGCTTCATTGATCAGCCTTCGAGAGAGAGTCGATCGGCGCGGGCTCAAGCCAGCGTCCGTTGTGAATGTCTCGGTATCCAAAACCGGCAACGCCGCCGATGGCCCAGGTGTCGGAGCGGATCATTCGCTCAACGACTTCGCGACGCGCCCAGAAGGCACCGTCGGGGAGATCCGCAGGAAACTTGCCGCCCTCGTAGCGGACCCATCGCGGACCCCAACTGTTGAGGATGCAGGCGAGATCGGCGGGAGCGCCGTTCTTCTTGTGGACGATTCCGCAGATCATCATCTGGTGGTGCCACGTCCCGCTGGCCTCAGCGATGCCCTTGTTGGCGACCGACGCAAAGCCCTGCGAACTGGCGACCGTGCAGGGATAGCCTGACTCCAAGGCGGCGGCGAGCTCGTCCCACGTCTCGACCTTCACGACGTGCTTACAGGGATGCTTCTTTGCCAGCCGGTCGAGCCGGTAGTTGTCGCCCTGGCCGCCAGCCCCGTACGCGCCTTCGGTCTTCTCGCGGTTGGCGTTGTAGGTCGTGTAGTCGAAGATGCCCTCGTAGGGCTTGCGGTAGACCACACCCCAATCGCGAAGCCAGCGGGCGGCAGCCGCGCCAAACGACCCATCGCTCCACCCGCCGACAGGCTGCGAGCCGTCGTAGCCTTCGGGGTTGCTGCGACGGGCTTCGACGCGCGAACCGCCGTACAGCGGCTCGGTGGCCGGGATCATCGGGGGCTCGGCCAGTTCGCCGATTTCCCACGACACGCTTTCGGCGCAATAGACGGCGTGCATGGCACCCCACGCGACGCACGATCCGATCAACTGCTTGCCGACCACGAAGTCTGTGCCGTAGCGGGCGCGGTGGGCCTTGAACATCGCCCTGTAGAGAAACGTGTCGACGCCTTTGGCTTTCGCCATCGCGTCGGCCCCTGCCTGCCGAAACATCGGCTGCGGCAGTTCCGCCATGAACCGGGCGACGCCTTCTGGATTCGGGACATAGCCGAAGTTGTCGTCGCCCCAGACGCCAGGCGGACCATCGCTGCGCCACGATTCAATGGCGACGGCGAGCCCGAGCCCTAAGAGCAGGGCGGCAGCAAAGATTTGCCAGCGGGCCTTCGCAGACGAGCTCATCGGGCGGCAGCCTCCGCAGCGCGAGCGACCTCGCGGTAGGCCGCGACCCACTTGGCCCGCTGCTCTGGCGTGAGCGGCCCGCCCGATGTGCCGGCGGCAGCGTTTAAGAACTGCTCAATCGCCTCCCTCGCTCGCGGATGCTTCTCGCCCAGGCTCTCGCCCTTGCAAAGCAGGAGCCGCGTGCGGACTCGCAACTCGTCAAACGCCACGCCGGTTTTAATGAGCGGCTCTGGCTGCGTCCCGTCCCACTCGACTTCGTTGGCGATCTCGCCGCAGAGGGCCGCCGTTGTGGCTGCGTCTGAGGCTGCGTCGGGGCCGACAAACGTGCCACGGAGATCGAGCTTCGTTGGCGAAGGCGTCGGCTGCGGCTGCGGGGCCGCTGGCGAACGCAAGGCATAAGACGCCATCGCTGCCGCCCCGAGCAGGATTGCCGCGTAGTGGCGACGGTCGAGATTGGAGAGGTCGATCTCGGGGGCGTGCTCGCGAATCCAGGGCCACGCCAACACAACGGCAGCGGCAACGAGCAGCAGGGCAGTAATCACGGGGCAGCCTTTCGGACAAGGGGCAATAGCGATTCGATGGCACCGCTGGCGACCAAGAGCAGCAATTGGCGAGCGGCCGGTTTCAGGATGATCCAGACGGGCCACGCGAGCGCGGGGATCGCCTTGTCCGCGAGCGTGTCGAACAACAGCCCCACGGCGTTGAGCACGAACTGCTTTCGCTCGGCACCGTCGACGGGGATCGCGTCGGCCGCTTCAATCGCCACCCGCATGAGGGCGACGGCGAGCTCGCCAAACTCGGAGACCGTGATCCCGCCAGCGGCCTTGACCTTCGCCGTAGCGACGAACGCTCTGACCTTCTCGGCGAGCGACACGAGGTCGTAGGCGGCCTGGAGCGGAGCGGATGAGATCATTTGACGAGCCCCATGAGGATTGCCCGGCGGGCGGAATCGAGAGAGCAGCCGAGGCGGAACGCGACCAGTTGCACATGCGAGGCTGTCAGCGGCGCTGGCCGCTTGCTCGTGACCTTGCCCCAATACTCCTGGCTCTTCGTGTAGTTCTTGGCGAGCGACACAACCTCACCTGCGGCCGCGATTGGTTCGCGCCCGTCAGGTCCGCCTCGACGCCAGTGAGCCGCAGCGATCACGTCAGCCTCCGACCCTTCAAGGTGGCCGAAAACCGGGCGCGACCGTAGGGGCTATGGCAGCGTCTCGCACTCAGCCAGGCAGGCGGCGTAGCCAGCCAAGTCGATCGGCGTGTCGGTGGTTTTGCTCGGCCCCATGTGGCGGGCAACCTTGTCGAGCGTCATCACGACAGCCCAGTCGGCGGGGGTCAGCGGACGCTTGAGCACGTCGGCGAAGGCGGCGTTGATCATGCCCACCGTGCGGGCGAAATGGTGGAGCGGGCCGCCGTATTTCGGGCGACGGTCGCGGATCACTTCGATCGCGTCTCTCAGCAACCGCTCGGCGGGCGTCTCGTCTTGGTCAGCCAAGAGCCCGTCTCCCGCATGACGTATGTCAACCGGCCGCTCTTTCTCACCCTTCAATTCACGCTCGCCCTGGAGGATCCAGTCCACCGGGATCGACGGCACGTCGGCGTCAGCTATCTCGGTCGGCGACTCCTGCTCGGTCGTGTCGAAGCACCGGGCAGCGGCCTCCTGCGCGGGGCGACAACCGGCGAGCGACGCAGCCATCGGGGAGTAGCCACGCTTCTTCGGATCGTCCTCTGGCGTCGCGTCCATGCGAGCGGCGACGGCTTCGCGGAGGGCTCTGTTCTCAACTTCGAGTTGGTCAAACGCTGCGGTCATATCTTTCCTTTCCTTGAGCATTCTAAGAACGTCTGCGGCAAGAGAGCCCGATGTGCCGAAGTAAGCACCGGAGAACCGACGAGCGCGGTACTCTGCCTCTCGGAGATAATCTGCGGAGAGCGTCAAGCCTTCGCCCTCGGTGACGCAACGTGCATCGAGCAGAGCCCGCCGTCTGGCTCGTAGATGAATGTCTCGCACGCCTGACGAGAGCCGATGAATCCGTTGACGCTGTGCCAATCGTCGGGCGGGCAGAGAGCCGGAGCCGTTCGCACGATCACGCCGTCGAGCGTCTCAATCGGCCGCTGCCACTCCGCAGCCTGCGAGTGGAAATGTCCCGTGTGCCATTCCCGATATGGGCATTTCGCCCAGTGCTGCGAGGCTTCGAGGGCCATGATCTGCGGGAGCTTTTTCTTTGCCCGGTGGCCGTGAGCGAACCCAAGGAGGTTCCGCCCGTGGGTGAGGTACTGCCGCCCGGTGAAGTCCTCTTTGACTCGCACCGACTTCGACCCGCGAAAACGCTCCGAGAGGATCCTCTGAAACGTCCAGGTCAACACCTCGTCGTGGTTGCCGTTGACAATCACGACATCGGTAGGGACCGACTGCGACGAACGCTCGACGATGCGGAGCAGCGTGTCGCAGCCGACCGCGATCATCTTCTGGAGCCGGCCGTCGCGCTCTAGCGGCGTGCCGCTCGTCGTGCTGCCGTCTGGCCGGTCGTAGTGGAATAGGTCGCCGAGAAAGGCGATCGTGCGTCGAGTGGGCTTGTGGGAATCTCCCACCGCTACGAGCTCGTCGCCTGCCTGCCCGACAAGCCGCTCGGCCAGGTCGAGATCATAGTCGTCGCCTCCGGTCGTTCGCCCCCAGGCGTATTTTCCGAAATGACAATCCGCGACGACGAGCACTTGCCAGAGACCGTCCCGCTTCGGCTGGCGATATACCTTTTTTGGTATACGCCGAATCTCCTTCTTCGCCGCCTCGATCATCGACGCCACGCATTCAAGCGTCGTCGGCCCGCCCCGTGGCTTGAGCCTCACCCAGACGCGATGCAATTCCGTCACCGTCGCCGTGCCGTCTGCGTCGCTGGTCGCTACCTCCCACTTGGTTGCTTCAGATGCAGCCACTTCAAAACGCTGCAAGTCGGCCTCGATGTGGGCGAGCAGATCCTCCACCGTGCGAATGCGTGCCGATACGCTGCGGGCTTCGAGCGTGTCGCCGTCGCGAGTCTGCGTGACCTGCTCGGCCTTCTCAGGTGGACGGCCGGCAGCCAGTGCGGCTTTCTCGGCGATCGCCTGGGCTATTTTCGCTTTAGCCAATTCTCGATTCCTTGGCGGCCCACGGTGGCAATCTCACGCTCGGCCAACTCGGCAGACAGCAACTCGGCGAACCGGCTTATTGGCATCCGGCCGCGCTTGTCGATGATCTCGCCACGCAGGAAACTCGTCTTCGCTTCGTTGAGCTCTGCCTGGACGGCGGCTGGCAGCTTGTCAAACCAAGTCTGGTTCTTGCGGCAGGAGTCGATTGCCCGCTCTTTGAGCGACGCCAGTATTCCGCTCTTCCCCTTCGCCATCAGTCCTCCTCGTCGTCACGGTGGCGGAATCCCTCGGCGTCGAGCACGCCCGAAAGCGTCTCCGAAAACTCAACAACCGCATCTTCAGACAGGTCAGGCCAGCGGGCGTGAATGAGCTCGTGAATGAGCGTATCTAAGAGGTCAACGCCTCGGAGCCGGGCGTCGATGCGGATGCGATGGAGCGTGTAGTTGCAATCGCCGTCGATGCCGCGAAGCTGCGAACGCTCGATCTTCCATCGCTGGTCGCCGACGTAGACGGTGCGGCGTTGGCGCTTCCTGCGGGGCATAAGGCCAGCGTAGAGCGAGGGTCAACGGGTAGGCAGGGCGTCAGGCGTCAGGGAACGCAGCCGTTGGCGGCGTGAAGTTCGCGGTATAGCGCGCCGCACCCGTGCCGCTCGTGATGCGGAACTCGTCGATATGCCCGCTGTAATTCTGACTACCAAACCCAGCCAGGCTGCCGATTGTCAGCGCGCTCGGCTGTGGGAATGAAAAACTTTGCGTAGCCGTGCTGACCTGC